AGTGTGGGTATTAGCCCAGGTAACATCACAGGCGATTTAGAAACAGCAGCCGAAGCAATACCTGGATCGGAATTGGGTGGTGGAGATTTAGGAGCAGTATCTGCGGCAGCTCCAGTTCCATTGGGTGGCGCAACACCAGGGGCAGTACCTGCCTAAATTTAAACTATTTGGTTAAATACATATATGAATTTAATGGAACTGTACAACCCTGCACCAGCTGGATATTATTCTGAAAAAGATGACAATACTGCTATTAAAGCCACGGACACACGTAAAACACGTTTAACATTAGATAAAATTAACAAATTACGAGCCATGAATGATACTCGTAAATTAGAACACGAACAGAAACTTGAAAAACTTTCAGTACAGTATAGCCCAGTGGCTGCTCCAGAAGCAGGACTAGGTTTATAATTATTCAACAAAATCATTCAAAAAACACTCATTTAACCCATTAAATGCGCATATTCTGTAAATAACTATACAGAATAACTAAACCATTGGTTTTTATATAAGGAACAACGCAATGAGCAACAAATATGAACAATTGATCGACTTCATCATCAATGAAGATGAAGCACAAGCCCGTGAACTATTTCACCAAATCGTAGTTCAGAAAAGTCGTGAAATTTACGAATCTTTAATCGACGAGCAGGATCTAGAAGAAATCGGCGGCAACGAAGTTGAAGACTTAGTTGACGAAGTTTCTGCAGATGAGTCGGGCATGGAAGAAGGGCATAACGACGGAATGAATGATCCAGGCATGGGCGACGCTGAAGAAGGCGAAGAAATGAACATGGATATGGCCACGGATTACGACGCTGACGATCACCACGCAGACGTCGGTGGGAATGAAGAAATGGAAGACCGTGTAATGGATCTAGAAGATGCATTAGACCAACTTAAAGCTGAATTTGACGCTTTAATGACTGATGAAGCCGGCGAAGAAGAGCATAACGACGGCATGAATGATCCAGAAATGGGCATGGGCATGGACATGGATGACGACGCTGACGAAGAAATGGGTGAATCCCCAGAAGCCGAACTAGCACGTCTACGTGAATATGTAGAAAAAGTTGCTGGTGTTAGCAACACAGAAGGCGGCGACGGCAAGGCTGGTCCAGTAGCTGGTAAAAACGACATGGGCGGCTCTGCAAAGAACATTGCACAAAGCGCTGATGAAAAAGGTCGTGCAGCGCCTAAAGCTCAAACAATCGCTTCTGGCAACCGTAATGTTCCGGGCGGCAAAGCAGACAAATTAGAAACAGCTCCAAAAGCTAAATCTGGCGAATAAGGGATAAATCAATGAACTTACTCAGAGAGCAATTAACATTTGACAATGCTAGAATAGAAATTCTATCAGAGTCTAGTGCTGATGGTAAGTCCAAAGATTTATACATGAAAGGTATATTCATTCAAGGCGGAGTTAAAAACGCCAATCAACGAGTATATCCTGTCGGTGAAATCACAGAGGCTGTTGAAGCCATCAACCAACAAGTTAAGGAAGGCTACAGCGTTTTAGGCGAAGTAGACCATCCTGATGATTTAAAAATTAACCTAGACCGCGTAAGTCATATGATCACAGACATGTGGATGGATGGCCCTAACGGTTATGGTAAATTAAAAGTTCTTCCAACCCCAATGGGTCAACTAGTGAAAACTATGTTGGAATCGGGAGTGAAGTTAGGAGTGTCGAGCAGAGGTAGCGGTAACGTTAATGAAGGCTCAGGACATGTCAGTGACTTTGAAATTGTCACTGTCGACATCGTTGCACAACCTAGTGCACCAAATGCGTATCCCACAGTCGTTTACGAAGGACTTATGAATATGCGGTATGGACACAAGGTACTCGAAATGGCTAAAGATGCCGGTGCAAATCAAAAGGTACAAAAGTATCTGACAGAGGAAGTAAAGCGCCTTATCAGAGACTTGAAAATATAAAAGGAGAATGATCCATGTTTGACGCTATCAAACCATTAGTAGACAGTGGAATCATTAATGAAGACACTAAGCTAGCAATCAGCGAAGCCTGGGAGTCTAAGTTAAATGAAGCACGGGAGGAAATTCGTACAGAAATGCGTGAAGAGTTCTCGACACGCTACGAACACGACAAGAGTGTAATGGTCGAAGCTCTAGACAAGATGGTCTCAGAAAGTCTCCAAGCAGAACTAAATGAATTTGCTGAAGAAAAGCAACAACTAGCCGCAGACCGTGTACGATTTACTAATCGTATGCAAGAAGCAGCTGGCAAGTTTGATAAATTCCTAGTTGCAAAACTAGCAGAAGAAATCAAAGAGTTGCGCAATGATCGTAAAGTTACTCAAGAATCTACACAGAAACTTGAGAAGTTTGTTATCAAAGCATTATCAGAAGAAATTCAAGAGTTTGCTAAAGACAAACAAGAAGTAGTTGAAACAAAAGTTCGTTTAGTAGTAGAAGCAAAGTCAAAACTTGCAGAACTACAAGACAAATTTGTTACCAAGAGTGCTGCACTTGTTAAAGAATCTGTAGGCAAGAAGCTAGAGTCAGAATTGACTCAACTAAAAGAAGACATCCAAGTTGCTCGTGAGAATAATTTTGGTCGTCGGCTATTCGAAGCCTTTGCTAGTGAATTTGCTATTACTCATTTAAATGAGAACAAAGAAATGGCAAACTTACACAAAGTAATCGAGGCACGTGAAAAAGTAATCGCAGAAGCCAAAGCTACTGCTGTTAAAACTTCACTGTTAGTTGAATCGAGAGACCAAGAAATTCGAATGATTAAAGAGAGTCAAGAACGTTCTAACAGTTTGAATGTATTGTTAAAGCCCTTGAACAAAGAGAAGCAGTCAGTAATGACTCAACTTCTTGAAAATGTGCAGACCGATAAATTGAAATCTGCATTTGAAAAGTATCTACCAGCAGTTCTAAACAACTCAGCGGCACCAAAGGCCAACCAGGCTCAAATGCTGTCAGAGAATCGTAAAGAAATGACCGGTGATAAATCTGCTAAAGTCAACGTTGAACATAGTGACAATAACGTCATTACTATTAAACGGTTAGCAGGGCTAAAATAAACCCTAATTAGGAGAAAATTAAAATGACACAACAATTATTAGAAGGCCGTTGGGGCGAAACAAAAGAAGCCCTGTTAGAAGGTCTACAAGGCTCTAAGAGAACCACAATGGCGGTAATCTTAGAAAATACTCGCAAGAATTTGTCTGAGAACGCAACAGCTGGCGCAACATCTGCTGGTAACGTAGCAACACTTAACCGTGTTATTCTACCTGTTATCCGTCGGGTTATGCCCACAGTTATTGCTAACGAAATCGTTGGTGTTCAACCAATGACAGGACCTGTTGCACAGATCCACACACTACGTGTTCGTTATGCTGAGACTGCTACAAGCACAGCAGGAAGCCCGTTCAACACAAGCACAACAGCTGGTGATGAAGCATTGAGCCCATTCAAAATTGCAACTGCATACTCAGGTAGCTTGTCTACTGGTCGTGGTGCATCAACAAGCTCTTTAGAAGGTAGCCCAGGTCGTAAGATCAACGTGCAAATCTTGAAGCAAGTTGTAGAAGCTAAGACACGTAAATTGTCAGCACGTTGGACATTTGAAGCTGCGCAAGATGCACAATCTATGCACGGTCTAGATGTTGAAGCGGAAATCATGGCTGCACTAGCACAGGAAATCACTGTAGAAATCGACCAAGAAGTTCTAGGCTCATTACGTGCCTTGGCTGCTACTGACTTCACATACAACCAAGCTACTGTTTCAGGTACTGCTACATTCGTTGGTGACGAACACGCTGCTCTAGCTGTTCTAATCAATCGTGCTGCTAACTTGATTGCTCAGCGTACACGTCGTGGCGCTGGTAACTGGGCCGTTGTTTCTCCAGCTGCTTTGACTGTTCTACAGTCTGCTACAACTTCTGCTTTTGCTCGCACTACAGAAGGTACATTCGAAGCTCCTACAAACACTAAGTTTGTTGGTACATTGAATGGCGCAATGCGCATTTACGTTGACTCATACGCTAATGATGCACAAGCTGTATTGGTTGGCTATAAAGGTTCAAGCGAAGCTGATGCAGCCGCATTCTACTGCCCATACATTCCATTGATGAGCAGCGGTGTTGTGCTAGATCCAGCTACATTCGAACCAGTCGTAGGCTTCATGACACGTTATGGTTATGTTGAGCTGACAAACACAGCGTCTTCACTAGGAAACGCTGGCGACTACTTGAGCGAAATTGCCGTTTCAAACCTATCTTTCAGCTAATCAATAGATTATCTTTAAAGATTCAAAAAAGGACCTTTCGGTCCTTTTTTGTTGAGTATACCATAAATATTAATGTTCATGCGAACTCTCGGAGAGCCACTCCGGGCGGCCTAGAACGCTAACATAAAGGAATAAATGAAATGGCAAAATTTAAAACAGCAAAAAGCGCAACAGTTGATATTGGATATCCAGTAGGAACAGCACAAGTCGGTGGAAACACCGCTATCACCGGCAATCAAATGCAACCTGCCGTTAAAGTCGGCGCCAATGCCGCGGACACTGGTTATATCATTCTTAAAAAAGGTGCAACGAAGTTTTTAGTGTCTGATGACTCAGGTAACGAAGGAGTGTGTGCGTTAGCAAACACCGACAGTGGTAACTTGGCAGCAAACACTATGAGCATTACCTGCACCTATGCCAACGCCGCAACATTCTTCGCAAGTAGAATTACTAATAAATTTGTTTGGAATCAAACAGATGACAAGTACTTGGTTGGTATAACAGCAAACGCTTCTACTACGCCTGCAACAGTTGCAGTGACTGTAGCTTAATATTTTTTTAATATTAAAATAAAATAGCACCTTAGGGTGCTATTTTTTGGGCAAGATATAATAACCCAAATCAAACTAAATATATAAAATTGGAGAGAATTGCATTGTGACTCAGCAAATAATTGACTTAGGTTCAGGCCCGGACTCGGATAGTGGCGACAGCGTATTTGTCGGATTCACTAAAACCAATGAAAACTTTACTGAGCTGTATTCCATTGTTGCTAACACTGGGGGCGATTTAACTGCGAATGTCTTAAACGCTAACTCGATATATTCTGTTGGTCGAGTGCGTACAGGTAACATAGATGCGTTCGCTGACATCACCACAGTTGGTAATGTTGTCGCAGGTAGTTTTTTATACCCTAACGGTAACCCTGTTGTAGCTACAACAGTATATTATTCCAATGTTAGTTCAAATATTACTCCTAACGTAGATGCTACTATATCAATTGGTGAACATTCGCTGCGATTTACATCTGGATACTTTAGTACAAATCTTATTTTAGCCGGTACTACTATTTCGGTGGATAACGGAGTACTGCAAGTAAATAGTGCGCCGTTGGAAGGTGTTAGTAATTTAACTTATAACTCCGAAGACGGTAATTTAACAATCAGTACAAGCGCAGGATCTGATCTTGTGGTTGACATTGGCACTGGTCGTAGCGATGATCCTACGTTTAACAGTTTAACTATTACTGCAAATGCCAGTGTTAATTCTTTTGTTGTTACAGGGATTGCCAACGTAGGCGAGTTACAAATAAATGGCGTCAGCGTTATTAGCAGCACTGGAACGGTGGTTGTTGCCGCATTGGCAACTAGCGGAGTTAACGCGGGCACTTATGGTAATGCAAGCGCAGTACCAGTTATAACAGTTGATGATAAAGGTCGTATAACCAATGCAACCCTTGCAGCAGTGGCAGGCGTCAGCAATGTTGCATACGATGAAGATTCTGGAAATTTAACAATCAGTACCAGTTCGGGCGAAGACTTTATTGTTGACATTGGCACTGGTCGCAGCGATGATCCTACATTTAATACATTAACTACAACATCATTTGCTAACGTTAACAGTTTGCAAATCGCTGGTAACACAGTGATTGCCTCCAACGCAGTTGTCAACGTTGAAAACCTAGCAGACAGTGGTGTTGCCGCAGGAGCATACGGCAATGCAACTACAATTCCTCGAGTAACAGTTGATGCAAAAGGGCGTGTTACAACTATATCCACTACGTCAGTGGCAGGAGTTAATGGATTCACTTACGATGCGGCTGTTGGTAACTTAACAATTGCAACAGGTGTGGGTAATTTAACTGTTGATATTGGAGTAGGCACTAGTGATAGTCCGATATTCAGCGGATTAAGTGTAAGTGGCACAGCAACAGTTAACGCACTGACTAGTAACGGAGCAATATCAGGTACAACTGGCACATACACCGGTGCAGTCACCGGTGACACGACTTTAACTAT